TAATATGTTAAAACAATACTCAAATATCGACGAAATATTAAATGCAGATAAATCATTATCTGGAATTAGGCTTCCTAAAAAGTCGTCTGATTTACTATCATTTCCATTAGATAAAAGAATTGATTTTGATAGTACAATTGCTCCATCGGCAGATAGTTTATTAGAATTTCATGTATATGCAAATGATACGTGGATAACAGGAGAACATACTTTACCAGTAACTAATGAATCTGCTACATTTACTAATACAGATACAAATCAAGGTATACAACTTCTTGGCGTTCCAATCAATATTGATTTATTTGCACAATTTGATAATTTAAACTTAACTGCAGGAAATTATAGATTTGTAATTAATTTCTTTGAAAATTTAATTGGTAGTTATGCGTTACAACATTTAAAAGTTGACGAAATATCTCCAGATCGAACAGAGGTAAGATTAAAAGCAATTAACAAAAGTAGTACAGAATTTTTAACTCAAATTAATAATTATATTAATACAGTTAATCAAACTGCTATTCCTGGAGGGTATGCAAAAACATATCTTTTAAATTTTGGTAGGAACCAAACGTTTCAATATGTTAATAGCATTGTAATGGGTGGGTTTTTGTATGTAAAATTATTAAATCCTTTGCCTGATACAATTGAAAACCAATTTAAATGTTGGGTTGTAGAAGAAAATAAATATCCATATATTGATAATGTAGTTATATACCCAGAAGATGCTACAAAAACATTTAATACTTTATCTGGACCGAATTGGCAAGCAAATAACCAACCATTTGATGTTTCTGCAGAAACTGATTTAAAAAATTGGAATGATTTATTAGGATCGTCTGCAAAAACATCCCAAGAAATTGTAGATGCATATTTTTCAGGTAGTTTACATGGCGTAGATTTAAACATAGATTATACTGATTTTAATAATTTTATTTTTTATAGTTCAGCTACAACACGTGTTGAAAATTTTAAATATAAATTAGGATTAGTAGAATTATATAATTCACAATCGATTGCAGTTTCAAGTCTATCTGGGAGTGTTCCTATAACAAATGTTTCTGATTTTAATAATAAAATAACTAAATTAATCGGAGGTTTTGACAAATTTGAACAATTTCTATATTATCAATCATCTTCTGGCTTGTATACTCATGAAATACCGTTAGAAAATCCAAACGTAGGATTTATTACAGGTAGTTATATTACCTGTGCTCCGAAGACAGGTAGTACATATCCATATACATTATATTCAATAACTAGTAGTAATTTTACTTCTTGGTATGATGATTTATATAGTAATGCAAAAATATATGATAGTAGAAATTTTAATTCTTTAATTACAGCTATACCTCAATTTCTTCGCCTTGATCAAGAAAATACACAATTACCTTTATTTGTTGATATGTTAGGACAACATTATGATATACTTTATACATATATTAATGCGATGTCTAAAATTAATAAGCGGGAAGAGCATCCACATTCACAAAATTCTATTCCAAATGAATTATTATATTCTGTGGCAAAACAATTTGGCTGGAATTTGCAAGATGGGAATCAATATAAAAATTTGTGGGAATATACATTAGGAACAAATGAATCAGGCGTTCCTTATACTGGGTCTAATTCTGTTAATTCTAAATCATTATCTGGTCGTGATATGACATATATGGTGTGGAGGAGAATTGTTAATAACATTCCTGGGTTATTAAAATCTAAAGGCACAAAAAGAAGTATTCAAGCATTATTAGCTTGTTATGGAGTACCACAATCATTAATTACTATTAAAGAATATGGTGGCCCTAGATTAGACCGTGTTCCAGTATATGAACAATTGAATTTTGATTATGCACTAGATCTAATTAGAAATCCAGCTGGTACTGTTGTAATCAATTATGATCAGTCAATTGGGGGTGTAGAATTAAGATTCCGCACAGAGAACATATTAACTAATCCTACGATGTCAAGCACAATGAATTTATATAATGTGGGTAGCAATTCAGTAACTGTTGATTTTTCTTCTGGTACATTGGGTACTATTAATATTAATGGAACTGCGTCTGCAGCAATTGAATGTTTTAATGGAGATTGGGTCAATACATTATTAAGAACCGGCAGTAGTGGCACTTTAGAAATTGTTGCTAGAAAAGCTAAATACGGAAAAATTGTATCTACTGTTTCGGCATCTGCCACTGCAAGTTTGCCATCTACTGGAACTATTACATTAGGAAGTACCAGTACTGGAGCAACTCGATTAGAAGGAGAATTGCAAGAATTAAGATTGTGGACAGGAAGTTTAAATGTTGAACCAGGAATTGGTGATCTCGATGATCCTTTTTCTAACCACACAAGAGCTCCTGCTGCATATGATGGTAATATAGATGCATATGATGAATTAGTATTTAGAGTTCCACTAACACAGAAAATTAATCATTCGTTGACTTCAAGTTTAAATGGCGTAGAACCAAATCCTTCTGGAATATCTGCTTCTTTTGCAAGTTGGACTAATGATACACCATATGATTCAATTGAAGAAACATATTATTATGATGGTATATCATTGGGGGCAGGAACATTTGATGATAATAAAATAAGATTAGAATCAAATAATATAGTTGGTGCATTAGATGTTATAACAAGAGCAGAAAGGAGTCAATTTGATACTGCTCCATTAGATAGCAAAAAATTAGGAGTATATTATTCTCCACAAACAATGATTAATGAAGATATCATTGCACAATTAGGATTTCAGAGTCTAGATGATTATATCGGCGATCCAGGAGACCAAAATAGTAGATCATATCCTGATTTAATTCGTATAGCATCTGAATATTGGAAAAAATATAATACTAAAAATGATATTAATGCGTATATTAAAATCTTTTCATTATTTGATTTATCATTCTTTAAACAATTAGAACAATTACTGCCTGCTCGTGCGGATAAAGTACTTGGATTATTAATACAACCAAATTTATTAGAACGAAGTAAAGATACGGCGTTGCCAAATGTTAATCGATTTGATGAATCACATGAAGGAGGATTAGTTGTATATGAAAACACAAATATTAATTCTCAATACCTTGTGTATAGTGGATCTACTTCTGGACCTGTTGTTACTATAATAGCATTTGATGATGACCAATTGGAAGCGTATTTAACTAGTAGCCAAAATAATTATGATGGAACTACATATTGTTATCCTTATTTAATTAGATCTTCAAGTGAGTGGATAGAATCATCGACTCCATATTGGTTATGCGAAGGAGTGATGCCAGTTATTACTGGTAGTAGATTGTCAGAATTTTATGAATATATATATTCTGGTAGTGTTATGCGTCCGGCTGAAGTGCAGGATTATATGCCAATTGGAAAAGCACGACATGAATATATAGGATGTAAGATGACAAGCCCCGATTTTAATATTGATTCTACGGATACAATTGATGGTGGTCCGGTAGTGGAATATATGGCAGCAAATCCAAATCAGATAATTACACAAACTCCGGGCCAACAAGGTGGGTTGGAGATTAAATAAAAAATAATATAATGTAATATTTATATAAAATTAAAGGTTAAAGAAAATGGGATATTTAAATAACAGTGCAGTAACAGTCGATGCTATATTGACTCTAAAAGGAAGAGAATTGCTAGCAAAAGGCGGAAATGCGTTTAATATTACACAATTTGCGTTAGGTGATGATGAAGTAGATTATAGTTTATGGAATGAAGGACACCAAGAAGGGTCTGATTATTATGGTATACTTATTGAAAGTATGCCTGTAACAGAAGCTGTTGCAGATGAAACTCAAGCATTAAGATATAAATTAGTTACACTACCCAAATCAACAACACAAATACCGGTAGTAACAGTTGGGAATTCTAGCATTGTATTAGTTGGGCCTGGTGATACTGCAATTATATCTCCAAATACTAGTAATTTACAAGGGGGGAATTCGAATTATGGGTATACAGCAATATTAGCAGATAGCGATGCTGCAACTATAATGGTAACACAACCATTACAAAATTCAGGACTTCCTAGTACAGGATATGTTAGTAGTAATGAAGATAATCAAAGTGTTGCTGTTGCTGGGTTTGCGTTCCAAATAACTGCAAAAACGCAGGTATTATCAAATAAAACAACTACTATAACAATAATAGGAAATGAAACTGGTGGTAGTACTACTGTTAATTTAACTGTAAATAAATTAACAGTTAATACAGCAAATAATAGTACTAGTTAACAATAATAAGGCATAAACCGAATGAAAAGAAATTTTATATATAAATTAAAAAAATATCCTAAACATGGGATTGGTAGATCACCGGGGTCTTCTATTAATTTAGAAGATATTGGAGGGGGCGATGTGAGTTCACAAGTTCAAGCGTTGGCAGAACAATTAGCAGATCAAATGGTATCAGACCAAACAGCTGCAACTACAATATCAAATATGGGTAAAACATTTTCTGTATTTAATCAAGCAGAAGATGTAGTTAAAAACCAAACAGAATTAGTTACTGCTGGATTGTGGAGCGATAACCAAGGAACATTAACAACACACTTTTCATCTTCCACTGAAACTCTAGACCAAATACGACATTATGTTGATATATACCAAAAAGACCCTAGTGCTACGGGATCTGCAGTACAATATGCTTTAGCTTATGGTCATGCATTGGGAAGTGGATCATCTGAGTTAGGCTCTTTAGCGAACCCAGCTTCAAAAGCTACATATGGTCAATATAAACAATTATTATTAGAAAAATCAGCAACAAGATTTGTTACTGCTGGTTCTGGGAGTACTGACTCGATTTATGTTGTTAATATACAGCGTAATAGAATGAAAGAGCAATTAGATGCAGGCAATTGGGAATTGCCGCTGGCAACTATAAATTCTAGGGCGAGTAATGCTACTGGAAGTGTAACACTTACGACGGGGACTTATACTTTAATTGATGACTCAAGTGTTAATGTTGGCACAAATGGAGAATCTGGTATTGTATATAATATAGTGTCTGGTAGTATCGATGGTGGTATTTATAATACTGCAGACCCTGTATATTATGGATTGTTTTATCCAAAACATGGGGCATTGGTATTAGATGGAAAGATGTTAGACCAACAATTAGCATTTGATACTAATACAAGTTCTGATTCTGAAGGAAATAATCATTATGCTTTATTCCACTCTATTTCCGGATCTAGTGCTGGCGGATTTGATGCTAGAAACCAAGAAACAGTAACTAGTACAAATTATTTTGTAAGAATTAAAAATGGAATGTTTAATTTCTCAAATAATCCGTCATATATAACTGGTAGTGTTGGACAATTAGCACAAAGTACTTTTGTAGGAGCGCCTAAATCATATATAACAACAGTTGGTTTATATAATGATAAACAAGAATTGTTGGCAGTTGCGAAATTAAGTAAACCATTACTTAAATCATTCTCTAGGGAAGCTTTAGTTCGAGTCAAATTAGACTTTTAAAATAAATCATTGATTTTAGGCCCGTTATATTTATTATAAATGTATAATGGGTTTCTACTAATATGTCAGACAATATCATAGACGAATATAAAGGAATATCACCGGAGGTATTCAAAAAAGTTGAGCCAAGTGACTTTAAAGTTAATAAATTTCAAGCATATAAACAATTTATATTTACTTCTGGTAGTTCTGTAGCTGATGGTTATAATCCATTACAAGGTATTTATGTTTCTTCGTTGCCTCAAATATCTAGTAGCAATACATTTAATTCTGCTACTAATGTAGACGGAACATATCAATTTTCAACATATTATTCTATCGACCAATTATTTTATAAAAGAAAATCGGAGCCTAACAAAACACATGGTCAGACAAATTTAAATAAAACTTCGAAGTTTTTATATGAATCTGCATCTGTATTTGCAATACCACAAACTAAATTTGGAGAAGCAATTAAACCAAAGTCGTTTATATATGACGGCACTGTTGATTTAAAATCAGATAGATACGGAAATATATACGATATTGTTATTTCAACTGGTTCATTTCCTGGGGGCGAGATATTCAATGAAGGATTTAATGAATATTTTGATTTGACTAGGGTTCCATATATTACAGCTTCTGGTGTTACTTATATAGATGGAGTAACAACAAGTAATGGTAGCCAATTACCAATTGGATTGGCAGCTAGCTTTTCTGGATCTGGTTATATAGAAACTACTATTCCAGGATATTATGATAGAGACCATAATTATGCAATTTCTTTCTTTATATCAAGTGGGTCTGCAACAACTAATGAATTATTATTAGGAAAAATATCTGCTTCAAATACACCACAATACCCATTCAATATCGAATTAAGTGGTAGCAATCAATTATTATTTTCTGCAGCTGGGTCTAATACTTATA